AGTTTCAACTCAAGAACGTACGCAAGCGTGTTTTTTGTCCGTGTGGTGGCGTAGCTCATAACCCAAGGCATGGCGAGCAACGCGGCATTTCTACGCCAGAGGAACGCCAGCGACGCAAGCAGCGTATCGCTTGCAAGCACCGCGGCGAAGCAATACGCGGCTTAAATTGCGGCTGTGACGGAAATCCACAGGTCTATCAGTGTGCTATCTACGGCGAATGTGCACGACTGAGACTCAGCCGCATGAGCGAAGAAGAAAAAGCCAGACTTCGATTCTGTAATGAGTGCGATTCGGCGGAAGTTTAGGGCGATTCGTCGGTAGATTATCGGTGGATTTGCGGCTCATTCATGCGTCCAGTGCCTCAACTTGCAGAATTGATGTGCCGGAGGATGTTTTGACACGGACGGTTGCCGACGATGATAGCGGTACAAGCATTGGCGAGCCCACTGGCACGGTAGCAAATGCCGTAAACGCGGTTCCACAGCCGACATCGACCGAACTTGTGCCGATGTTTTTAAGCAGCATCCATTTTGGAGTAGTTAGGTTGCCAAAATTAACTGTTGATTCGGTTGTGCTAACAGTGATCGTGCCGGGATTGCCGCCGTGTGCAGTCGTTTGGTTATCCTGGTCGCTGTAGTTTCTTTGGTACGAAAACTCCCCATTTGTACACGACAAGCCAGCAGTAATTCTGATTTCGTTTGCCATCAGGAGGCTCCTATTGTATGTTGCGAATTCTAATAAAAGAGAAGTCTTGGTGGTATCTATTGCTGTGTTGCTTGTAAATTACATTTTCATCTTGGTTTGGGTTGAATGTGCCGTCAGCTTGTAACTTGCCAAAGTCACCGCGATTTTTAACAGCATCAGTAAATGGCGTTTTGTTTATGTCTATTGTGTCAACCTGTGGTACATAGGTGTACCACCCTGGAAAGCATGGTAGCGAAACACCATTCAAACCTGGAATCTGTATAAAGTTATCTGATGTAAGCAAGTTACCGGCAGAATCGTAGACATTTCCAAGCGTAGATCCCCACGGGCTTATCTTGAAACTGAGGCGAAAATCCACTTTCCAGCATCTATAGCCGTTTGTGATGCCAAAAGAAGCGTCTTCAATTGTCAGTAACCAGTAGCCACCTGGAGCGTTCAGAAACTGGCTATCATTTACGACATCATGATAGCTAGTAATTAAATCATAAATCGACAGGCTCGGAGGCATATACTGAGTAAAGACAAGAGTCGGTATTAGTTGTTCCTCCATGATTGGAGTAGCGTATGGTCGCTTGGCAAAGTTTTGCATGAAGACCATAGCAGATTCAAAAGACTGAAAATCAAAATTTACAATTGCATACCATGTGGTTGGATCTTGATTGTCCGTCTCGTTTCCGCCTGTATCCTGCTGGTCGCTTGATGGGTTATTGTCAAACGAGCACGATACAGTCCAATATCTCTTATTTGATTCCCATTGCTCTGCACTCTTCTTCCTGCACACCATAATTGCAGGCACACCTGCGTCAGTTTCGATCGTGTTAACCAGCGGAATTCCATTGGTTAATAGTATCTGGCCTTCATTAGCTGATCCTGAATCATCGTAAACGTAAAACTCCTTTTCGAGGCTGTAAATTAGGCCCTGCTTCGATGTCGATACATCTATTTTTTTTCCGCGTTTTTGTCCTACAAGCACTGGCATTACTTTACCACTCCTATTCCACCCTTGTTATTCAGTTCTTTGAGTATTTTAGTCGCCGCTTTTTGCTCAACTAACTGCTGTCGTTGAAATTCAAGTTGCTTTTGCTGTTGCGTCTGCTGGAGTCTTGAAATCAAATCAAAGGCCTCGCGAGAGCCTGCGGAAACGGCTGCAGACAATTCCGAGTTTACTGATTCGGCTTTTGCGGTGCTGGCATTTTGTAGTTCACGTTTGCGTTTTTCTTCCGCCGCTGCACGCTGCTTGATGCTTGCTTCGACTGCGGCCTGCCCGCCTTGCTTGGCCATCGCCTCAAATTTAGCGAAAGTATCCGTATATGTGACGCCAGCAGATTGTATCGTCGTTGCTAGCGACTTCCCAAAATCGACGATAGATTTTCCAAGCATGTTCGTGCTTTTCTTGGCTTCCTCTATTGGCTTGACAGTTGGCACACCCTTTCCGCCTGGAAGTGACAGCAATGTTTTTATGTCCTGCATGCTTACGTCTTGCCATCTATTGACGCCAAATAAGCGGGCTGCGGCCTCAGCCTTGTTCATATTAGCGTCACCACTCTTAAAACCTTGTGCCATGAATTGCGTGAACTGAAGGAAGCCCTTTTGGGTTTCAAATGGAATCATTGCAGCAAATAACTCGCCAAACGCTTCTTTGGTTTTTGTTATTTCGTCGCGAATCTGAGCTTGTTTTGCCGAAACGGTTGTGGCTAACTTCTCATTCATCCCCTCAAATCGTCCACCAGCACCCGTAGCAGTGTCAAACGCCTTTGCCACCATCTCGTAGGTTATTAGACCGTTGGCCATGTCATCACGCAAATCACGCATACTACGGCCTGTCGTGCGTGAGATCTCGGCTAGCGGATTGAAGCCAGCATTGACCATTTGCAACACTTCTTGGCCTGTCAGTCGGCCAGCGGCAGCAACTTGACCAAAGGCAAGCGACAGAGAATACATGCGTTCTGAATTACCGGCAGCAACCTCAGATATTGCTGATAGTCGCGGTATAATTTCGTTAACGGCTACACCATACTGAGCCATAATTTGAGCCGACCGCGTGAAGTCCTTTGCTTCTAATGGCGATACTGCCGCCATTTGACGCATGGTCGCGAAGTCTTGCGATGCTCGCTTTGCGTCGCCGTAGACGACCTGCAGTGTAACAAGCGTTGACTCAAGATCGGCGAATGCTTGCACGGACTGCTTTGCTTCATACGTTGCCTTGGCTGTCGCTGCCGTGAACGCGATTGTGGCAGGTGTGACGCCAAAAAACGACGTGCCGTCACTTGCTTGAGCCTTGGCTGTGGTCGGTGTCGCCGCTAGCCGTGCCTTATTGTTTGCCAGTGCGGTATTGTACTGCTTCTGGTAGTCAATGGCCTTGGCGACTTCCTTGTTGGTTTCAAGGTACTTTTTGCGTGCGGCTTCGAGCCCACGATTGTACTGCTCTTGCGTTATCTTGCCATTGGCTAACAGTCGATCGAGCTTCTGTACGTGCTCCTCGTATCGCTCCGTGTCGCTTTTCGTCTGATTGATAACCCGGTTCATCGCGGCCATATCCGCCTTGGCTTGCCGTAGTCCAGCAGCGTCGGCGGTATAGGTCAAGTGCACGTTCGCGTAGGATACTGTTTTTGTCATACTCGAAACGCACCTCTAATTTGTGACTGCAAAACTTGCGAGCCAGTTACGGCTATCGGCTTCTCTTGCTGCAAATGCTTGGGTAAAAGTTCGTTGATGTCAAGTGCATCCACTTTAACGCCGCCACTTGCCATGATTGCCGAGTAAACTTGATGCAGCATCGTGTATATGCTGGCCCACTCAAAACGCTGGTTGTCGCTCGTATTCAGTGGGTACAATGCATCATAATCCACCCAGTAATCTAGTACCGTCGAATCCGTGCTTGCAATAAATCCTTGCACGTCGGCAATGTGCCATAACTTGCAAAGTTCCGTTGCTACACGGAGTCGCCGGTCATTTAGGATTTTTTTTCGTTGTCTCGATCAAAGCCGATGTGCTTGCGTGCGGCGTCGCCAAGTTGCTCGGTAATCAGCGAGTCCCACGCTGCAATCACCGGCCATTCATTGGCGTGAAATACCAAAATGCCTTGCTCATCGACAATCATCCGTACCATTAGTTTTGCAGTACCGGCCTTCGTCGATTCTTTGTCGACTTTTCCTTCCTCATCAAGCATTTCTGCGTTGAAGTCGCCGCGTTCCATTTCGGTGAGCGATTGCAGCCGCACTTTACCCTGTGGAAGTTCAACCTCGACATACCGACGCTTCCCAAATTCTGCAAACTGTTCTCGACTTAAAATACTCATCGCTTGCCCCTTTTAACCTTCTCGTGCTTTACAACATCATCATCACTCGGGCACACTGCAAATCGACGCTCGCCAAGTTGCTGTTGCACTGCCTGTCGAATGCCGATTTCCTCTGATTTCGTCACCTCAAAAAGTGACACGTGTGCCCCCTCCTGTTTACCGACATATCCGCAGTGCCGTCCGTTGGCGTAGATCATCCATTGATCGTGCTCTACTTCGACGCCCTGAATTGTTCGGCCCTTGTGTGGCCGTAACTCAATTCGATACATAAAATCTCCTTAGCCCAAGGAATTCGATTACGCGGACTTTGTAAACGTCGGCCCAGTGCCGCCGTCAAATTTGAAAACAAACGTGCATTCTTGCAGCGTGCCAAGTTGCAATTGTGGCATCTGGAACGACTTGAAATATCCACTGCCAGCAAGGTTTGCGGCAGTGGTTTCATTGCTAGTTGTGGTCGTGCTGGCAACCTTTCGCAGCGGGAATGTTACGGTGCAAGTCTCGGTAATGGTCGCAGCAACAACCGGCAAATCGAGTGACGTTGGGAACAGTGCGGTTCCGCTGATTTCGCCACCTTCAACAAGATCACTTGGCACGTAGTCGATGTAGCCAGTGGAGTCGAGTGTCGATTTATTCAAGTCATCGACCATAAACGTCGGCAACTGAAGCGACTTGATTTTTGCAGCGTAACTGGTGCTCGAAAACGTAATCGTTGCACCTGCACCGGTATCCGCGTGAGTTTCGGTAATAGCCATCTAGTGGGCCTCCTATTCATCGTAATAAGAAAACATGATTTCGATTGTCGTTAGATAACGCCGCTCGTCACTGCCATCGGTTGGAGCGTCCGTCTCGCTGCGTGGTCCGTAGTCAATCATCGCATCCATGAAATTTACTCCGCCGTAAACTCCGCGTAATCGTTGTGTAGGCCCACACAAGTACGCCATGAGTGTCCGTGCCAGTGATTTGCTCTGTGTCTTTGTCGATGCGTAGCACTCAAACGCAATTCGTGCCCGGCTGAATCCACTGCGTCCCCAGTCGGTGCCAATAACGTGCGTTGGCGTGTCGCTAATGTCCTCATAGGTAATCGCCGGCATCTGGCAGTTTTGTGGCAACTCATCTGGGAAGATTCGTGCCGACGTACCGCTACCAACCAGCGACGTTATCGCAGTGCTTGTGTTGTTTAGTAAGTAGGACCGCACAGCGGCAGTAGGGTCGGCCATTTACTTTTTCCAAAGTGTTTCGGCAACAGCGTCTTTAACTGAGTTTTCGTAAATTTTCACAACGGTTTGTCCGACTGTATCCATCACCTGAACCATCCATCGACGTTTGCGACGGCTTTTAGGTCCGCTACTCGGCAATCTTCCCCAGTAGACTCGCTTTCGCATCTTGGTGCCGTGGTAATCGAAATACGCCTTATTGCCGTACGGGTATTCAGGCCCAACAAACGACGTAAAGTTATTCACACCGTAATCGCGGATCTCGCTAATGACGACTTGCGACAGCGGCGGAGTTTTTCCCCACTTGGCTTTATGTTTCTTGCTTTGTTTGGCTCGGTCTGATTGCTTGCCCTTTGGTGCCAGTGCGACAGCAGTTGTTCGTACAAGTTCGGCGGCTCGCGGTGCGGCGTGCTTTCGTACGTATTTCGATACGTCGGCGGACAAACTGTTGAGGTGATTAGTTACGTCAACGAGTTGCGAGTTATCGATAAATATTGCTTTTTTCTTTGCCATAGTTTACCGAGACTTTATCCGAAAAAACGACTCACAAACCGCGTTAACGAAACAAACCAATCCGATGCTTTTCTCGCTATCTCTCTGGCAATAAACACAAACAATGATCGAATGCCGTTCATGCTACACCGTCCCGTTATCTACCGCTCGGCAGTGGATTTCGAGGTATCTGTCGTATCCCCTGACTCGCTTCGCGAACACAATATTGTAGTACCGCGTGTTGAAGTATATTCGACGAGTCGGGCCATATCCTTCGCGATAACGGACGGTAAATACCGCTGTAATACCTGCCTCGACCTGTCCACCTCGAAAATTCTCGCCGCCTCTAACTTCGTCGTAAATTGCTGGCTCATCATTGTAGAGCGTGCTCCATGTCCGCGTTGGCTGTCCGCTGCTTGTGTCAAATGTCTCGACTTCTTGCTGCACCAATATTCGATGCCGCATTGAGCCAATAACAAACTTTTTGCCTTGGTATACCGTCATGGGTAGGTGCTCCGCATGAATCGACGCACAAGTGCTTCATAGGCTGGATACATTGGCAAATCACCGACAACAGGTTCGCCGCGATGCTCAAAGTAGAACGTGCATAGCAATAATATGGCGTGCCGATAAATTTGTGGAACACTGGATGCCGTTGCCGAATATCCAGCCACAAAGGTAACCTGCACGGCATCTTCGCGGTCGTATGTGCTCGGCCAATTGTACGGTTCGTTGAGCCAAATGCGTGAATTACCCTTTGGTACGCCGCCGGTAATGCCGTCCAGCGTGTAATAGACACTGGATAGCAACTGAAGCGTATTGCCAACGTCGTAGTATTTGATGTGCGTGATTGATGCCACTGGTGCATATGGAATGATGATTTCGTCATCGTCAAAGCACTCAATGACATACTTCCAGGTTTGCTGCGTGGTGACCTGCTGCGTATCGTGTTCCCACTGTTGAGTAGCAACCTGAATCAATAGCCTGATGTAGTCATCGTGTGCGGTTTCATCGTCGGCAATATTCAATTGCTGCTTGACTTCGGCAACACTAACCGGATATACGGTTCGATCGGTGACTAAAATCAGGCTTGTCTCAGACATCGCTTGCAGCCTCTACAGTGTTTGCGTCACTTGGAAACTTGCCCGTTTCAATTAGTTCCGACCACGCTTTAGGATAAAGGTGTCTTACCTTCATGCTGTCATCAAAAACGGCAATGGTTTCTTCCATGTGACCAATTCGTGTCAGTGGGTCGACGTAAGCTGAATTGCCAGCCGCCTTCCACGATTTCCAGAAGTAAATGTCGTCATCAATCTTGCCACTGTCATCTTCCCATTCGCCATCGGTTCCGGGCGTCGACCAGAACCATGGCTTCGGCATCTTGGCAAGCTTATCAAGCCGAATTGCCGTGCAACCAAAATGCATGGTATCGACTTGCAGCGGCGAGCGTCCGTCCCAGTCGGTAGACGTTTGCCCTTGAATTGTCATCAAAGGATAGTGGCACCCACGCTTCGCCTGCATCGCTGCAAGTGCGTCAATATCTGGCCGTTGTGCCATGATTTGAAGCAACTGCATGATGTGCTTGCCGGTAATGAACGAATCCCAGTCAATGGTGATTGCAACGTCGATACCTTGATCAATAGCCCGCGTAAAAAGTCGCTGCATGCATTGGCCGTAAAACACACCCTCTGCTGTGTGCAGTGGCAACCCTACGCTGCGGATCGCTTGTTCAATGACAAGCTGTGCCCGTGTGTTGCGATACCGGCCCAGCGTCATCAACGCACAAACCTTAAATTCTTTCGTCTGCTCTTCGCTCATTTCTCAAGCCTCACTCTATCTTTGATTGCAAAAAAATCCCAAGCCACATTTCGCACCAAGTAATTCCTCGACCATAGCCAGTCGAGTATCTTGCTTGCTTTTTCTGATTTGCCGTTGTGCTCAATTGTGATGATCTGTGGGTCATAATCGCCAAGGCCCAACAACTCTTCGTATTCATGCCCCTCGGTGTCAATTGATAGATACGTTATTTCGTTGGTGCCATGATGCTCTACAAG